AGGCTAAGAACAGATCCCAATAGCACTAAGGAATCTTTTTGATAATACCCAGAAACAGGTGAACGCGAGACCCCTATCGTTCTGAGCGTGTAATGCTGTCAATAAATACCTTATGCCAACACACATACAATTCCTTGTCGACCAGTATGGCTTGGCCAACGTGGCCTGGTTCATCCGCCTATTGAAACGCGGGACACCTCCAGAACAGCTTGCGGCCTATTGCGTGCCCAAGGAAGGCGACTCCCGAAGGGACGGCGTGTTCCGAGCCCTCCAATATGCGGCCACCCTGCCCGACTCGATGATGCCCGAGGAGATCAAGAACGCCTTACAGCCATGACCCAGAAGGAATACGGCGACAGGATCGGTATAAGCCAGCCCCGGGTGGCCCAGCTTATTGCCCAGGGAATGCCTATGACCAGCCCGGAGGCTGCCGACATTTGGCGCTCTCAAAACATCCGCTCCAAGCGAAAACCGGATTCACACAAGACACCCACACCAGAACCCACCGCAATCGAACAGGAAGGCCCCTACCGCCCCGCGGAAGCCTCAAACCCTATCGACACAGCCACCGCGGCTATCGACTCGCCACAGGGCGCCTACGAGCGGCAGCGGCAAATCGAGCGTGCAGCCTACGACCTGGCAGTCGAATCACTCCGGGGAGGTCGGGCCGACGCAGGGCGCCTGGTCGCCATCCATGCCGCGGCAGCCAAGAACCTGACCAGCGCCCGTGACGAGGTGATCGCCCAGGCCGAGAAGGAACGGCGCTTGGTCAGCGGAGACTGGGTGCGCCGGGTCATGCAGGAGCACGATGGGGCGGTGGCATCGCTGCTCAAGGCCATGCCCAAACAGCTCTCAGGCCGGATCAGCCCACATGACCCCGAGCACTGCGAGATCGAGCTAACCCGGTGGGTCCAGGAGGTGGCCCTCAAAACATTGCACAACACAGACCCATGGAAATCCTGACCGACCTCCAGCGCTCCCTCTTGGATTACCGCCGGAACCTCTACCGGCCAACACCACAGCAGACGGTGGTCGAATGGTCCGAGGCCAACCTCCGGCTGACCCAGCGGCAGACCGAGCACCCCGGGCCGTTCTCCACCTCGGTACGGCCCTACACCCGGGAGCCCATGGAGGCCTGGAAAGATCCATCGGTCTCCGAGGTGACCTTGTGCTGGGGCAGTCAGACATCGAAGACCACCACCCTGATGGCCGGCCTGGCTTGGCTGATCACCAACGAGCCCAGCCCGGCCCTATGGCTGATGCCCTCGGAGAATCTGGCCAGGTCATTCTCTAAGTCCCGCTGGCTGCCCATGCTGGAAGACAGCCCGACCATGCTCGAATGCTTCCCGGCCGAGGCCGACAAGATCACCAACCTGGAGCAGAACTTCACCCGGTCGACCTTGACTTTTGTCGGATCCAACAGCCCGGCCAACCTAGCCAGCCGCCCGGTACGGGTGCTGATCGCCGACGAGGTAGACAAGTTCGCCGAGGCTACGGCAAAGGAGGCCGACGCCCTGGATCTGGCTGAACAGCGCCTCAAGAGCTTTTCAAGTAGCAAAGCCTTCATGACCAGCACGCCCACGGTGGTCGAAGGCCGGATCTGGCAACGCTTCCTTCGAGGCGACCAGCGGCGCTACTACCTTCCGTGTCCACACTGCCGGGAGCTGATCAAGCTCGAATGGCGCCAGGTGACCTGGGACGACGCCAAGACCGAGGACGGCAAGCACGACCTGGCCAAGATCCGGGCCTCCGCCCACTACGTCTGCCAGCTCTGCCTCGGTAAGATCAGCGACGCGCACAAGGTGGCAGCCCTCCGGCACGGCCAATGGCGTCCGGAGAATCCAAACGCCATGCCCGGCGTGCGGTCCTACCATCTCAGCAGCCTCTACAGCCCGGATCGCAAGTGCACCTGGGGACATCTGGCCGTGGCCTTCATCGAGGCCAAGGCATCCATGGCCGGCCTGCAAGGCTTCATCAACGGCAACTTGGCCGAGCCCTGGGAACAGCAGGACGTGCAGCAGGAACGCCCCGAGGCATCGGCCGCGGTCACGATCACCGGAGGCCGCCGCTACCTGACCGCAGACGTCCAGGCCGTGGCGCCGTTCCTCTGGTGGGTCTGCCGGGAATGGAAGGACGGCAACAGCACCCTGGTGGCTGCCGGCCATGCCGATGACTTCGCTGCCCTCCGACGGGTGCAGGTGGCCCTTGAGGTGCATGACATGGATGTCGGCATTGACTCAGGCTTCAACACCCAGACGGTCTACGATGCCTGCGGTGCCTATTCCTCGGTGACCTCCAACCCTATCAGCTACCCGTGCGGCCTGCGGTTCCCGCCGGAGGGCGGTCTCCGAAAGCCTGCCCTGGTAGGATGGCTGCCGCTCAAAGGCAGGGAGACCGGCGCCCGGTTCACGACATCAAGCGGGGCGGTGCACCCGTTCGGCCTGTCCACGTCTTCCTCGATGCGGACCGATGTGGTGCAGCCCCTCCTAGTGTTCGACACCGAGCACCTGCGGGATATGCTGTCCAGGCTGCGGAAGGGCGACATCGACCGGGAATGGGGCGTCCACCAGGAGCCTCCTACCGTCCAGGCCGAAGGCGCCTATGTGGCCGATCCGGATCTTTACTGGCGCCACCTCGACTCTCACCTGCTGCGGCCCCAAGCCAACCGCGCCGGCCGCATTAAGCACGTCTGGGTCAAGCGCAACCAAAAGTGGCCCGACCATCTACACGACTGCGAGATCATGCAACTGGCCATGGTGATGCTCTGGAATGACCTTACGTCAAGCGATGTCCAGTCTTAGCTAAGCCATTGAACAGGCTAAAAAATGTGAAAGCCTCCAGCCCGAGGTGTTCACTTTCACGGTCGCAATCAAGCGTGCCTATCTTCGCAGTGTCTACAGCGCCCTCGGTGGCGCGACACTGCTGGCCGCCCTGACCTCGAAGGTCATTGCCGCGGCCTCGGTGATCGAATCCGGCCAGGTTGTTCGGTCGACATCTTCCTCGGATGTCTCGGTCGAGTTTGCCGAGCCCGGTAAGGGCGCCCCCACACCCTCAGAGATGGTCGAGATGTGGGAAAGCCTGATCGCCGACTACGATCTGGCGGTCTATCTACTCGGCCAGGACGGCATCGCAGCCCCTACCGACACCCAGATCTTCAACAAAATGATGGCCGTTGTCCTGGTCGCTGTGACCAGTTACGGCGGCGACTTCTCAAACTTCCGTCGAGAGGGCGCCATCAGAACGGGGATGACCTAATGGGATTCCTCGACACCATCCTGGCTAAGTTCCGGTCGGCCCCTGTGAACCGCTACGAGGGCGCGTCCAACTCGATCCGGCGCTCATTCCTCGATACCAGCTACACCTCTGTCCGGTTCGATGTTACTGCCTCTACCCGGCAGCAGATCGTGCGAAAGAGCCGATTCTTCGAGCAGAACAACGCGGTGATGAACCGCCTCGGTGACCTGTTCGAGAATTACACGGTCGGCAGCAACTTTAGCGTGCAGCCGGCTTCCTCGGATCCCGACTGGAATCTCCGAGCCAAGAAATGGTGGGACACCTGGAGCCGTTATCCCGACATCGGATCCCGGCAGTCTTTCGGCACCCTCATGAGCCTGGCCGCGCGGGGCTGGTTCTACGATGGCGAATCCTTCCTGCTTCTGACCAAGGGCGACTCGGGCCGCCCCCGACTCCAGCTCATCGAGCCGCAACAGGTGGCAACACCTACCGGCCAGGAGCAATCGCCGGACATCTTCGATGGAGTCCGGTTTGATACCAAGACAGGCCGCGCTCTTTCCTACTTTATTGGGCAGGAAACGAACCAGGGCCAACTCACCGAAGTCCGGTCAATATCTTCCGACTCCATCGTCCACATCTACGAGGCCCAGCGTGCCGGCCAGCTCCGCGGCCTGCCCTTCGTGGCGTGCGTCATTAACGACCTGCACGACCTGGACGACCTCCAGAAGCTGGAGATGGAATCCTGCAAACTGGCCTCCAGCGTGGCCCAGGTGATCAAGACCAGCTCCGGGGAGGTGCAGGCCAGCAGCCTTCGATCCGGTGTGGTTGGTAGCCAAGGCACTGCCCAGACGTACTACGAGAACGTTTTCGGCTCGACGGTCAAAGTCCTGAAGTCCGGGGACGAGTTCGAGCAGTTCCAGGCTGACCGCCCCAACGTCAATATGCGGGAATACTGGCGCAGCCTGACCGAGAAGGTGTGCGCCGGCGTCGGCATCCCCTACGTCCTGGTCTTCCCAGAGGGAATGCAGGGCACGGTCTACCGCGGCGCCCTGGATATGTCTTCAGTGTGGTTCCGGAGCCGTCACCAGGTGATGGCCTCGGCCGCCCGTAGGATCTGGGAATATGTGATGGAATACGCCATCCGTACCGATCCCACCCTGCGAGACTCACCTGACGACTGGTACGAGATCGCCATCCAGGCCCCCCGGGCTCCGAATGTCGATGTCGGCCGCAACTCATCGGCCCAGCTCGCCGAGCTGACTGCCGGCGTCACCACCTACGACGAGATTTACGGCGCCCGAGGCATCGACTGGCGTTCAGCCCTGGAGGCCAAGGCCCAGCAGGCCCGGTACATCCAAGACCTGGCTGCCAAGTACGGCCTCGATGTCTCCGAGATCTCAACCGCCCAGAAGCAACCCATCGCCCCCGAGCCTGCCGAGATGGCAGCCGAGGTGGAGCCTTCCGGGACAATGCCCGAGGAGATCCCGGCCCAACCCATCCAGGAGGTGGTTGCGGTGGCCAAGAAACGGAAACCCAGAGCCAAGAAATCAGAATGACCAAGATCAACAACTGGCTTTCCTACCAGCCCCGGGCCTCGGCCTCCGAGCCGGCCACCCTCCAGATCTTCGACCAGATCGGCGAGGACTGGTTCGGTGGCTCCGGGATCTCGGCCAAGGCCTTCAGCCAGGCCCTTCAAGACGTCGGCCAAGGCCCTCTGGTGATCGAGATCAACAGCCCAGGCGGCAACGTCTGGGACGGCCTGGCCATCTACAATATGCTGCGAGGCCGGCAGGCGCCTGTAACCACCCGGGTGGTCGGTATTGCTGCCTCGATTGCTTCGATCA